GCACACGTTGGACCAAGTATGAAGATATGAAACGTCACACACTGACTAATACCGATACTCGTAGCACACAGAAGACTGGATTTATCAATAACACTGATAAGACATTGTTGGGCAAAGTTAATTCTGATACGTTTATTGCTAAAACTACAAATACATTTACACTAACAGATCAGACCAGTGCCTTTAATAGAACCACAGGGATTGTCACAACAAGAACTACGTATAACAGCACCTATGGAGTTAAGCTGTTTGTAGATAGAAATATCATGCCACAGTCTAAGATACAAATTCTAAATCAATCAGGGTTCCTGGCATTCAAAGTATTAGATGCCATTGATCTTGGTCAACGTATTGAATGGTCTATCTATTCAGAAGTTATTGAACAAAGATCCAGCTTGTCAAAAGCACTTAAACCTAGGGCAGATTTATAATGTTGCATTTTTACGACGGGCAAATAAGAAGATATATCACGCAAGTTATCAGATTGTTAAGTAACTTCAGTGTCAAATACAGCGACGGCACCCTGGTTAGAGTTCCTGTGTTGTATGGAGACAGTGATCGTCAGGCCGCACATATATTGCAAGACAACAGTGAAAACAAAATTGGTGCGGCTCCCCGCATGGCTGTTTATATTTTTAATCTAGAACAAGATAGAACTAGACTAGCCGACAGTTCATATGTTGGAAAAATGCACATTAGAGAACGTGAATATGATGCTGAAACTGACACATATTCTAGCAGTCAAGGTTATAGATATACAGTCGAACGCTTAATGCCCACGCCTTATAAGATTAGTTTTAAAGTGGATATATGGTCAACTAACACAGATCAAAAGTTACAGATACTAGAACAACTGCTGGTATTGTTTAACCCTAGTTTGGAAATACAAACTACGGACAACTATATTGACTGGACCAGTCTCAGCACTGTGGAACTAACACAGTTAACTTTTAGTAATAGGTCTATTCCTATTGGCACTAACACTAACATTGACATTGCTACACTGACTTTAGAGGCTCCTATATATCTCAGTCCTCCTGTCAAGATTAAACAACTAGGCGTGATCACTGAGATTGTTGCCAGTGTTATACAAGGTGTTGATAATACACCCTCATTAGATCTTCAAAGTGAATTTGGCAGTGAACTATTCCCCAGTGGTAGTGCAAAATCCAGCATGGCAGGCACTGCTCCAGCAGGTGGTAATTTATTAAATGTTGTAAAAACCACTATTGGTGGCTTTGCTATATTGGTTATCAATGGTCAAGCACAAATCATGGAATTTAATGAACACGTATCTGCGCCCAATGACAGTTTAGATATTCCACAAAGACAAGGAACACCAATTAATTGGCGTGTGTTACTTGAACAACATCCTGGAAAATATAAAGCTGGATTTAGTAAACTCTATTTGAAACAAAATGATTTTACTGAGGTTGTGGGAACTATCAGTTTAAATGCTCTCAACGAAGCGTATATAACTATAAATTATGATGCCGACACGTTTCCAACTAACACAGAGTTAAGTTCTTTATATAGACCTGGTAGTCCTGGAACGTTTGATGCCATCATAGATCCCACAAGAGTAGGTCCAGGACATGGCATTGCCGCAGCCACCATAGGTGCTAGATATTTGGTCATTGAAAGTATCAATACCAGTGACAACGTAGACGGCTCTGTGGGCGAAACTCCGTTCACTTGGGCCTATGATGGTCCTGCGGCATGGAAAGGCACAGACCTCAGCGATCCAGTGATAGAAGAAAATGACATTATAGAATACAATGGCACAAATTGGATTGTTATCTTTGATGCTAGCCAGAGTCAAGACCTGTTGATCTATCAAACTAATATATACACAGGAGTCCAATACAAGTGGAATGGACAATCCTGGGTTAAATCGTTTGAAGGTGAATATAGGGCCGGCACATGGAGATTAGAACTGTAAAAGATCGTATAGAATGTAGTGGTGCAATTATCTGTGCCAAAGACACTTCACGAATTCTTTTATTACAAAAAACAGAAGGCAAACATGCCGGACGTTGGGTTTTACCAGGCGGCACTAACTTAGAAAATGAAACTGCTTATCAAGGGCTTCAACGAGAACTCATTGAAGAACTAGGTCATCTTCCTGAGTTTCAAAAAGTTATTCCTCTGGAAAAGTTTGTCAGCAATGATCTAGTGTTTAATTTTAACACTTATTTTTGCATTGTCGACAGTGAATTTTGTATTGAACTCAGCGATGAACACTCTGGGTGGGGATGGTTTAATATAAATCGTTTGCCAAAACCTACACATCAAGGCTTAGAGTCTAGCCTTAAAAATAAAAATACACAACTCAAAATTCAAACTATCATTGAAATTTTAAGAGAGCAATTAATTTAATATGCGTAAATTAAAACAATTTTTAAGTTTATCACCTGCACCAATATTTTTTATACTGGGCATATTGAGTATATTCCACGGAAGCCATGTTTGTGGATTTCATTTTATCATGCCAGAGATGGCATGGATGTGGTTTATCATGGCAGTGGCACATATATTGCCGTGGATTTTATGGTGGGAGCAACGCCGTCATCGTTACAGCCAATCTGCATTGCCTGTAAAACAACAATGATAAACGCCATCTAGGCAATTGACTATTGCCCAATACATATCTTCTACGTAGTCTGGACGATCTGTAACCCACACAATGCCGTGTGCAGTTACTACACTTCTAGGTCCGGATATTTCAACAGTGTATAATGGACGAGGAGGGTCAGTGCTAGGATCAGTGCTACTAGCCCTCCAAGTTATGCTATACATTATGCCTGAGCTTCTGCCCAACGTAAAATAATACTGGCTGGCACCGCACCGCCAGATACCTTAAAGACATTGATAGCTAACACGTCTGGACCATTTGGAAAAGCACCTCGACCACCAATGGCTGTGGCAGTTAATTCTTTCAACTCTGCTAAATCTAATCGATTAGATTCTCCAGGATTACTAATGAAAGAGAATACCTGCTCACCAGGTAGTGCAAAGAACGCTCCAAATTGGAATTTCAGCGTGGCTGCGGCATTAATAGTGGCATTCGATGACTGTGTAAATGTCACACGATACACTGTTGTTGCTCCGAATGTTCTAGTAGACACGCTGGCCACAGAAGTTCCCGCTGGAAATGCTACCTGGTCTGATGCAACTTTGGTGCTGATAGTAGCCCCCGATGCTTCCCACGTTGAGCTGGTAAAGAATAAGAAGTTTTTAAGCACATAGGTTGAACCAGAACCCGCAGCAGTTACGGTCACAGTTTGATCCTGACTGCCACCACTTGTAGATGTAGCATTAGCCGCAGCACTCATAACAATACGAGTATACAGTGTTCCACCAATGGTAATGTAACTCTGTGTTATAGTGTTAACAGTTTGGCCACCAGTTATAAACGTTGCTATACTCAGTGTGTCACCTACAGCAATACCACTGGTAGCGTATTGCGTATTTGTTATTAAGAAATCTGATCTGGCGGTGCTAAGAGCAGATGCATATGTAACTGTAGATGCGGAAGTTGCCGTCACATTTACGTTTGCTCCAGCAGTTGATATTGAATTGGCCACTGCCGTCATCACAATCCTAGTATACAGTGTTCCTAAAATTCTTGTGTAGTCGGGCGTTATAGTAGCAATACCTTGCCCACTACTTAAATTAGCCGCTGTCAAAACGTCAGTAATTGCCGAAGTAGCGCCTGATAATACTAAAAAGTCTGTTCTAACATTGCTTAGTGCAGATGCGTATGTTGCGGCCACAGAGCTGTTAAAATTAATGTTGTTAACCGCAGTGTTTGTCGGGCTGGTGTTGTTGGCGCCAAATGTCATCACTATACGAGCATATGCAGTTGCACCAATGGTAATAAAGTTTGGAGTTATACTAGAAATTCGTTGGCCACTGACCACATATGTTGGAACACTTATTGTGTCGTTTACCGCTAGCGGGGTTCCGCTGGACAGTGCTGTCAAAGTTGCCTGTGGAATTAAAAAGTCAGTCTGGCCATTTCTAAATGCAAATTGATACGTGCCATTTTGAACACTAGTAACTTGTGGTGCATTGGCTGTTCGATTAACTGCTATAAATCCAGTAGCAATTAGTGAAGTAGTAATTGCTGCAAAACTCTTAGCTGTAATTGTGGTAGTAAACGCACCTTGAATCGTAGCAGTTGTTGTTGAAGTATTTCCACTCCATGTTACAGAACCACCACTGGCTACTTGACAGAAGCTAGGTTGTCCACCTGCCGCTGAACTTGACAAACCAGTCCAGGTAATCTTAGTTGGATCTGTGGGATAGTTTGAAGGATTTAACACGCCTTCAACAACGATAGCACCTGCATTATTTGGTGTGGCGCCCGCCCATGTTAAGTTAACACCATAGGTTCCGCTGACACCTGTTCCACTGGTAAATGTCGGTGCCGTTGCACTGAATGTTCCAGTGCTGGTAGCTTGATACCAATTTTTAACTCCGGCGCTGACATAGCTATAATATAAGCCGCTGGTAGCAGTTCCACTGGCGCTCCAAGTATTACCAGTAAATGGATCTACCGATGAC